ATGAGTGCAAAGAAATATAAGGAGAACGCTCCGGTTCCGGTGCAACTCGTCGATGCAATGGCTGCTCGAGCGCGGCGAATGCACAACTATCTCTGGCATGAGGTGAGGGATAACTGGTTGACCTACCCGAAAGACGTACAGGAGGAACTGCGGAAGGCTGGCTGGGAGCCGCCCCGGCCAGCCTGGGATGCAAGCGGTAATCCTCTGCTAGACAATGATTCGGGCGAAGATTTTCTCTATATGCACCGCCAGGCCATTCGGTATGCGAACAAAATCCTGGCTCAGGCTAATGACCCGGATTATCCGCGGGTTGAAGGATGGCTTGAAATACCGGCCCCTGACAATCCGGATTTTCCGGTGCCACCGCCCTGGTTTGACCCTGCTGAATTTCCGGTGATCATGCGTTTCACCACGCGATCGAAAACAGATCTTACGTTCGAGAAATACCTCAAGCCATGGGAGACCATGTTCACCGATCCCCCGTTTCTGAAAGGTATCAGTCTGGGAACGTTCGGTTCGCTTCTTCACGCAACTGTTCACGATACCGTGAGACACCGGTGGGCAGAGGTTCCGGGTGGAAAACGCCCGGAACCAGGCGCTGATGTGCCGTCAATACCGGTTGATTGGGACGATCCCCGGTATGACTATCTAGGCGATACTTATTCAATGCAGGTGAATCCAATCTATTGGAAATTTAGTGGATGGCTCGACGAAAGGACAGATAACTGGAAGGTGGTACACGGCGTATTCGGGAACAATTTCTGGAAGGGAACGTGGATGGGTAAGTTGCCAGTCGCGCCTGAGGGAGCGCCCGCTGGCCTCCACGAGCGGCTGGAAGATCCTGAGGTCGCCAGTCAACACGCAAAAGAGGCTGAACAACTGCTCGTGATTATCGCGAAGAGCATTGCGCCTGGGGAAGCATCTTCATGAAGCGGAGATTTGCCCATTACCGAAAAGACGTAGTCTGAATATTTAGTTAGCAGAACCGAACTGGAGAAATAGCTATGGCAGAGATTGATCCCAAGCTAAAGCAGGCTAAGGTAGCCGTGGAGAGAAGCCTATTGAACCGGCCGGGAGTCACGGGTGTGGATATAGGTTACAAGGAAGTTGGGGGTCGGCCTACCGATACCTTGGCAATTCGCGTCCTTGTTGAAAAAAAGCGGGACGTTCCTCCCTCGGAACGTGTTCCTCAGGCGATCGAAGGATTTCCTACCGACGTGATCGAGCGCAAATTTGAGTTGCATGCTCTGGCTGTGGATGCGCTTAAACTTGTACCCGCTGCTGACATGAAAGAGTATCCCGTGCTAAAAGGGGGAATCAGCATTGGACCCTGCCGCCTTGTCGAAAGAATGTCATATGGGGGTACGTTGGGAGCGATGGTTGCGGACAAGGCCACCGGGAAGCCCATGATCCTCAGTAATTATCACGTCTTGTGTGTCGATAAGGCATGGTCGGATGGAGATCCTATTGTGCAGCCTTCTCGAATTGATGGCGGCAATTGTCCCACATCTCAGGTCGCTGTTTTGAAGCGTGGGATGGTAGGGGAGCAGGTCGATTGCGCCGTGGCTGAACTCTCGGCTCGCCAGACAGACTGGGAGATCATGGATGTCGGAAAGTTATCGGGGGTTAACAAGGCACTCATCGGTGAAACTGTACGAAAGCGTGGGCGAACCACGGGACTCACCTATGGCGTCGTCGATACGGACGAGCTCAGTGTCAACCTCGATTTTGGCCATGGTATTGGCCAGATCCAGCTCACTAATCAGATAGGGATAAAACCTGACGCGACCCGCAACGCGAAGTTTGGTGACAATGGAGACTCCGGCTCTCTAATAGTCAATGCCGCTGGTGAAGCGGTCGGCCTTTATTTTGCCGGCGATCCGCGAGATCCTTACGGCTTGGCCAACCCCATAGCTGCTGTTCTTGCGGCGCTCGACGTGACGATGCTAGCCCAAACGCCTGGTCAGACACCGGGCCAGGCTCCGGGTCAAGCACCTGGGCAGGCGCCAGGACAACTCCCCGGACAGACGCCTGGGCAGATGCCAGGACAAATCCCCGGACAGACTCCAGGTCAGGCTCCAGGTCAAATACCTGGGCAGGCTCCGGGTCAGGCTCCAGGTCAAATACCTAGGCAGGCTCCGGGTCAAATACCTGGGCAGGCTCCGGGTCAAATTCCCGGGCAGACACCAGGGCAAACGCCAGGTCAGGCGCCGTGTCAACCGTGCCGGCCGGGAGAACCGTTTTTGATTCCTTATCCGCCTTTACCACCGTCGCCACCGTTTCTAATTCCGTATCCACCTGCGCCTCCGCCACCACCTGGCACTCCGTAGTAGGCGATGGAGATCGTTCCCGGATGCGTCCACACGCTCTACTTTGGGTTTCAAAGTGACGCAGAAAGACGCAGGCTCAACGGCGCGATACCTCGATTTCAACTGGACGGAACGAACACGCTCATGAATTTTATTCGTCAATATTAAGAGGTTAGATTATGATGACGCAAAACCCGCAAGGTCTGCAATCCCCTTTTCCTGCGTTTCCTGCTGTGCTGGGGAGCTGGACATACAGAAGCTTCGTCAACAATCCGGACATCTCCAAGGAATTCAATCAACTTGAGTTTGGTAGAGGTGAACTTATTATTGACCAACTTGCTCCAGGGATTTTTGGCGGACGTTTGTCCTTCGGCGACACTTATCAATTCCGGTTGTCGGGTTGGTCGGATTTCACACTTCCTTGTACTGTAAGGTTTCAAGGGGTTGGTGATACGAAGGATTCCTATGGCCAGATTTATGACTATGTGGGTTTTTTTGTGCCGATGTGGTCCAATGGCATCGATCAGCGACCAGCTCTGTTGGGGTCGGTTGTGCGTACGGTTCCCCACAGCGATGGTCAGGCCAAGGCGGGGGTTGTCAGTTCCTGGATTGCTGTAAAGAGAGATTGATGGTTTTCAGCATCTTTCTCTTAGAAGCAGATTTTAAGAGCTGACATTTGACGAGGTGCTGAATCAGTCGGAATTTTTACGGGCAGATGAGCCCAAGCCGGAAAGACGCTCTCAAAGGTTCACGCGTTTCAATCATGAGCCCATGCATGATGCCGGAGGAACCCAAGCTCACCAGTGCCGCACGGAACAGCGCATTGTCCGGTATCGATTGCTTCGCGCCCAGCCAGGCAACATGGGCGAATGCGATTTTCGCTCTCATAAACATGCATATCGGGTCCCGTTAAAAGGCGCAGGGCCGAACCTATTTCATTACCACATCGAGCCAACCTAACCTTATAGGCACTCCCCATCATTCTGGAAATCAGCATTTCCGATCGCTACTTCCATATTTTGTTGTGCAGTCATTGTGGCGAGTTTTGCGTCAACGCGGAGTTCTTGTAGTGTAACTGTTGCTCTTCTGGATCTCGCCGTTGATAGTATAGATAGGGCAGGGTTGTAGATAGCCGGGTGCAGCGAGGGATCGTGTGGTGGTGATCTTGACCAAACGTCGCGCAACCGGTGTTCCCGTTGACTCTGAACTTGCTCCCCCAGTGGCTCCATTAGGCGGGTTTGGAGGATCACAGACGACATATCCATTAAACCGGTGTAGCGGCGTGTCCCGAGGTAAATAACTGCCGGGGTACTGGAATCCATAGGGGTTTCCATAGGTATTGAGACTTCCGTTGGTATTATTTGATCCAGGGGTTCCCCCGGCGGGCAGTGGCATTGGGACCGGCAGCACGACGACCGGCCCGCCAAACGAATAACCACTATTATTCGGGGGGATTGCTGGTTGAGGAATAATCACGCCCTGACCCATCTCCGCTGGGAGAATCGAGATGTTATCCGCTCCCGCGGAGTTCAGTTCCTGGGCGACTGAGTGATCAGGAGAACCTGAACATATCATGCCGAGTACTACGAATAGTGCGAGTCTGCTCATGGAGCCTCATATCTGTATAACAAGACGTCAGAAATAGCCTACTTCAAGGCCGTATGCAGCAATAAAATATTACGGCAATTTGGCTGTGCTTATTGAATATCTCAGTTAAAAAAGCAATTTCCGTTGTGACTGAGGTTATTTAAATGAAGCTAACAGATCAGGCCGGCCGTTGCTCACCTTTTGACGCTGAACGGCATCGCTTCCCATGCCGAACCTGGTGCGTAGCCAGAGAGACGGCAGTAGCATAGCAGGAGATAGCGGCTCAATGTCCGGGCAGAGCGGACAAGCGAAAGCATGGCAGGACAACCTTTCTCAGATCAGGGGCGCAATGCGGCAGGGCAAGGAAGTCAACGAAAGGAGCAGGGCGGCTCTAGTTCAAGCAGCCTGGCTCCTCAGCCTCCGGGGGAGGTGTGCTGGAAGAAGAGAAACAGTGCGATGGGGGAACGCCCGTCGGGCAAGAGGGATGAACGCCCGGACAAAAGCGAGGCCGTTCAGGATATTAAGGGGTAAAACGGCGTTTCCAAATAAAGAAGTTAATTGTACTTGACAATCAACAGTAACGCTGTATAATACGAATTCATATTGTGAATTTTTGTGTCCGTTGTGTCCGTTGTGTCCGTTGTGTCCGTTCACCAAACGATTCACAAGAATGACTAAGCCCGCTTTAGCGGGTTATATATAATGCCCGCACACGCAGGTTTTTTATTGTCCACCCGCTTATGGCGGGTATTTTTTTGCCTGCCCGCTTTAGCCGCGTAGTGCCGTTTAATTTTTAACCAATCGCCCGCTTGCGTTTTGCCTGCCCGCCCCGTGCGGGTTTTTTATTGCCTGCCGTCCAACATTTACTTTACTAACAAGAACTTCAATAACTTTTATGATGATCAGCCCCATGATTTTAGCGGTAGTGATCGCTGTCTTTGCCGGTCTTGCGTTTACTGGCGGGTTCGCGGTGAGCGACTGGCGCTCGGCATTACAAATTCAGCGGCTCGGCTCTGATAACGCCATGCTGTCCGCGGCAAATGACAAATGCGCAACGGATATTCAATCCGTGCATAGTGCAATGGATGCGCTGACTGCGAACTCGGCCAGAAGGGAAAAGAACGCGGCCAAGGCCATGCGAGGCGCAGAGGCAGACGCAGCAAAACACACGAACCGTGCAACAAAAATGCGTTCCCTCCCGTCTGTGAAGCCTGAGCATGAGTACGAGATCCTTATCAAAGAGCAGATAGAGTATGTGCAGAATCGCCACAACAACCAGTAAGTTTGCATCTGTGCTGATGTCGGCGTTTTTTTTGGCCGGTTGTGCTAGCAAACCGGTGATCCAGACACAGGTGATCGAAAAACCTGTTGTGGTGCAGTGTCAAGTGGAGATACCGCACGAATGCAAGTCAGCCTATGCGGTTGACCGTGTTTCCGCTAAAGATGATGCGCTGACTATCAACCGCGCGTTCCGTGCCGAGATTGAGGAGAGATGGGCGTGCGAAATCAAACTACTCGCGGCGGTAAAGGGATGCAATGAGGGGATGCATGAGAGGATGCAATGAGAGGGTGTAATGAGAGAAAGGATGCAATGAGAGAACGCAAAAAGGAGATGCAGCAGGGGAATACGACACGCTGATGCTGAGATGGGATTATGAGTGAATGTGGGCCGCCTTCGAGGCGAAACATGGAAAAGATCCGAGTCGCCACAGCAGTACCGACCCGGAAAAGAGGGGCGCCAACAATAAAAACCCCTGAGTTGCTGGATGCAGTATTTGCCGGAATTTCGCTGGGCAAGTCGGCGCGGGCAATGTGCGTTGAGGTTGGCATCAGCCAGAGGGTTTTATGGAACTGGCTGGCGAGCGATGGAGAACTGATGAGGCAATATCTTCGCGCCAAAGAGCTCTGCGTGGACGCCTATGCCGAAGAGATTATCGAAATTTCGGATGACGGGTCGAGAGATACTTATATCGACGAAAAAGGGCGGGAAGTGACGAACCGAGAGGTCATCGCGCGCGCCCAGTTGCGAATTGATGCACGTAAATGGTACGCGGCAAGGCTCGCGCCAAAAAAATATGGCGACAAATTGCCGGTCACCCATGAGGCGCCCGATGCGAAAAAGTCGGTGGTGCATAGCGTCGAGGTGGCTTTTGTCACGACCGCTGATGACGGAAAATGATTTGCTCAGTGTGATTTTTAAAACCATGGGGTGTCATGACCGCACATAGGGCGGAATTTCCCGAAAGGCTACGTTTCCTCTTCGAACCGGCGCGTTATAAAGTGTTATACGGGGGTCGCGGCGGCGCGAAATCGTGGGGCGTTGCGCGCGCATTACTCATTCAAGCCGCATCTACGCCGCTGCGCATTCTGTGCGCCAGAGAATTCCAGAATTCCATTATTGAATCCGTGCATCACCTGCTGCATGCACAGATTGAAGCAACCGGCCTGCAAGCATTTTACGAGACCCAGAGCAGCTCGATTCGAGGCGCCAACGGCTCGGAATTCGTATTTGCCGGGTTGCGCAATAATGTCACCAGGATCAAGTCGTTCGAAGGCGTAGATCGGGTTTGGGTAGAAGAAGCCCAAACTGTAAGTAAATCGAGCTGGGAGGTCCTTATACCCACCATTCGGAAAGAGGGCTCGGAGATTTGGGTGACATTCAACCCGGAACTGGAAACCGATGAGACATACCGGCGGTTTGTGATCCATCCGCCTTCCGGCGCGAAGGTGGTAAAGATCAACTGGAATGACAACCCCTGGTTTCCGATGACGCTGAGGCGAGAGAAGGATGAGCTTAAGGTGCGCGATCCGGATGCCTATCAGAATGTCTGGGAGGGCAACTGCCGGGTAACGCTTGATGGTGCGATTTACGCCAGGGAACTGAGGCTGGCGCAAGAAGAGGGGCGCATACGGAGTGTCCCCTATGACGCGGCGAAGCCCGTACACACCTTCTTTGATCTGGGCTGGGCAGACAACACGAGTATATGGTTTGCCCAGACGGTGAGCGGAGAACTGAGATTGATCGACTATTACGGCAATAACCAAATGCCGATTCAGCATTATGTCGGCGTGCTGCAAAACAAAGGGTATCTCTACGGCACCGACTGGCTGCCGCACGATGCCAAGGCAAAGGAGCAAGGCAGCGGACGCAGCATCGAGGAAATCATGATTGCTGCGGGGCGCAATGTTCGCATTGTGCCCAAGCTATCCGTCCCGGATGGCATCAACGCTGCAAGAACGATTTTCAATCGCTGCTATTTCGATGAACAGAAATGCGCAGAAGGATTGCAGAGTTTGAGGCATTACCGTTATGACGTCGATCCGGATACCAAACAGTTCAGCAGCCGCCCTCTACATGACTGGTCGTCGCATGCGGCGGATGCGTTCCGGTATTTCGCGGTTGCGATAGAGGAAGACAGACCTACGGTAAGCGCCCGTGGGGTGCGCATGTCCGGATGGAGAGCATAATGAGCGTAGCGGGCATAATTGGCCTAACGGAAGCGAGGATCGCGGCCGATATTTCCGTTGAGGCGTACGACAAGATCTGCCGCGACATTCGCGAGCAGCCGAAATGGCGGCACGGCTCGGATACCGATTGTGATTATTATGATGGCGCTCAGACGAGCGCGGAGGTGATTCAGCGGCTCAAGGACGCTGGTATTCCTCCTCAGGATTCCAATCTGATCAAGCCAATCATCAATGCAGTGCTGGGGCTCGAAGCGCGCAGCCGCACAGATTACAGAATAACTTCGGATGACGAGAGCCAGGCCGAGATAGCGGAAGGGTTATCCGCGAGGATCAAGGAGGTCGAGACCGAGTCGCGCGCGGACCGGGCCATGTCCGACGCCTATTCAAGCATGATACGCGCGGGAATCGGCTGGGTAGAGATATCGCGCGAATTCGATCCGCTGAAATATCCCTACCGCGTGCGGGAAGTGCATCGTAACGATATTTATTGGGACTGGGCTTCCCGGGAGCCCGACTTGTCCGATGCGCGCTACTTGCGCAGGGATAAATGGGTGGATCGGATCCAGGCTGCGCAAATGTTTCCCGAAGATTCTGCCCTGATCGAGAACAGTTGGAGCGGCTGGAACAACGTGGATGTCCATGACGGCTCAAACACCGGCCTGGCGCGCGCCTACGAGGTGGAGCAGGCGTGGGGACACCACCAGGAGGAGTACCTGAACCGTAATTCAGGCATGGTGCGCCTCTCCGAGTTGTGGTACCGGCACTCTGAAGATGGGTATGTGTTGGCTCTTCCCAACGGCGAAGCGATCGAATACCGCGAAGACAATCCGTATCACCAGGCAGCGGTCGCGCAAGAGCTCGTGCAGGTACAGAAATCGCTGCTTTCCAGGATGCGCATTTCGATCTGGCTGGGGCCACACAAACTGATGGATATACCCAGCCCGCTGCCGCACACGGATTTTCCCTATGTTCCATTCTGGTGCTTCCGCAGAGACCGCAGCCGGACGCCTTACGGCCTGATTCGCGACATGCGCGGGCCACAGGATCAGATCATCGATCTCGATATTCTACTTTATGAAGTCCTGAACTCGGTCAAGGTAGAGGTCGATAATGACGCGCTCGATCTCAGCCAGAACACTTACCACGAAGTTGCGCGCAACATCAGCAGTTTGCGCTCAATGACGGTTTTGAATGCTCAGCGCAGGAATGCCAGCGGATTCCGGGTAACGCGCGAGCACCAGCTCGCCGCGCAGGTATTCCAGCTGGTGCAGGAGCGCAAGCGCAGAATCGAAGAGGTAGGCGGAATATACCGTGCGATGCTGGGCGCGGATACCTCGGCAACCAGCGGGGTGGCCATCAACAGTCTGGTAGAGCAGGGCTCAACGGTATTGGCAGAGCCTAACGATAATTTCCGTTATGCGCGTCGCATGGTCGGGCAGCAGCTTCTGGCATTCATAAAGCAGGATATGCTGGCAGGCGAGACGACGGTAGCAGTCAAGCAGGGACCTAGACGGAAAACCATTTATTTCAACCGTCATGTAATGACGGATGCGGGCGCCGTGGTTGAAAATGACATTGCCACGGCACAGGTCAAGGTCGTGCTCGAAGACATACCGGCCACACCCAGTTTCCGGGCGCAGCAATTGCAGGCTTTCACACAGCTTGTAAATGCAGCTCCACCGCAATACCAGGCGGTGCTCTATCCGGCGATGCTTGAGCTATCCGATGTCCCAAACCGCCATGAACTGGCGGATCAGTTGCGCAATGTGGCCGACGGGGATGCTCTGGCCAGCAAATTCAAGCCATACAACAGCAATTCGACGTGACAATGCAATAGCAGCAGCAAGTTATAGCTGGATTGCAAGAGCAATTAGCAAAAGCGCAACAAGGATTGCCTGATAAGTTGCAAGAACTGGACTTAAAGAGCGCTACTTGGAAATCAAGGCAGAGAAAATTGAGATCGATGCAAAACTGAAATCCCAAGAAATCATGTTGGATCAAATAGGTAAAGCACGTAATTCAAGATCATTCTAAGGAAAAAATCAAAGGGCATAATATGATTCAAATGCTGAATACCAAGACTATCGGCGGTCAGATCTATCCTGCCGGGTCCGTTGTCAGCCTCAATTCTGCTATTGAGGCGCAATTGATAGCCTCGGCAGATGCGGCTAGAACCGTGCTGCCGGCGCTGGTAGCGCAGGCATATGCCGGATGGAGCCGTGATTCTACCAATTCCGCGAGTGATACGTCGTGGGTGACGCTTGCAAATGTAACGGTGCCCGCCGGAACAATGGGGCTTAATAGTAAGCTGGTGATTATTTCAGATTATGACTATACGAGCAGTGCTGTTCAGAAATACCCGGGAGTTGATTGGGGTGGGCTTAACTTCGCCGGCCCTACAGTTTCGGCATCGGGGGGCGCAAAATATCTGTATGAGATCGCAAACGCCAACAGTCTAGCCATCCAAAAGATACTTAACAGCACTTCTTACGGGGGAACAAGCGGGGGGCACGATACTTATGCAGTAGATACCACTTATGATGCAGCGATAACTTTCAAGTGCAAGTGGGCCGCACCGGCGGCGTCAGAGAGAATAACTCTGCTCGGCTACTCGATCTGGCACTATCCAGGATCATGACAGATTTTGTTATCGATGGGGCCGGCAAGATTCCAGCCTACCCAACAAAACACTACGGTGCTCACTTTACCGGGTCGCGTGCAACATTTTGCCTGGATGCCGATTTTGCTTGCCTTGATGCCAATGTGCTGGCAATCCCGAATTTGCCTGTTACAGTGCTGTCGGCTTCGCCGGTAAAGGCCGAGGAAACATTTTTCGGGATGAGTGTCCAGAATCGCGCAAACGACTCATTGGTTGGGGTGATGGCGAAAACGACTCGTTCCCACGACCTGAAGAGTGGGACCGCGCAATGGAAATATATTGAAATAAGCAAAGATGTTTTCAATTGGTCAAACGTGGACAGTTGGGTGAATACGCATTACGGAGCCGGACGACATCTGATATTTACGCTGTTTGGCACCCCGACATGGGCATCGGCAAGACCAGCCGAAGTGGGCGCATTTGGCCCTACTTATCGAGGATTGCATGCGGAACCCGCTAACATGGGGGACTGGGACGCATTTTGCGCAGCCGTGGCAACCCGCTATCTTGGCAAGATCAAGTATTACGAGATCTGGAATGAGCCGAACTATGATAACAATGGCACGGTAACAACCGGACCAAACTTCTATTTTTCCGGGAGGTTCACAAAGCTCGCGGAAATGGTGCGTCGGGCGAACCAGGCGATCAAAGCGATTGATCCCACAGCCAAGATAATTTGTCCCGCGACAACTACCTGGTCCGCCACAGCAGGACAAAGTGCCGAGACATATTTTAGCGGCATGATGTCCGCCAGTGACGGCGCTGGTAAAACGATGAAGGATTGGGTGGATATCATCGGAGTTCACCTTTATCTTCCCGGGCGAAATAAAGTACAGGATCTCGCCGGAATAATCGACCGCCTTAATTCTGCAAAGGTAGCGGCCGGGGTATCCGAGATGGAGACATGGGATACTGAGAGTGCGCCAATCGGTGGAGATGTGATCAGCCTTACCGACATGCAAGCCCAACAGATTATCGGACGCATGTTGATCACCATGGCGGCAAAAGGCATAGCACGGACACTCTATTACCAGTATGACCATGGAACCATGGGGATAGCCGACCGACCGCAAATTGCGGCGTATCGGGAACAGATTATTTCATTGTTGAGAAGTGGAATCATTCTGACCGTATCAAGGTTTTCTGATGGTCGGGTTGCGTATTACACGAATTCAGGCCTGACTATCATATAAGTATTTATGAATCAAAAACCAAGCCGCCTCCGGGCGGCTTTTTTATTGGCTTTTTCGCTCGTGCGACGCGCTCACGGCGATACCGCAGTTTTATCAACCCTGCCTCGGCAGGCCCGCTCACTGGGTTAAGCAGTTGGAGAAACGAACAATGGAAGTAGATCAGCTTACGGATGAACAAATTGCAAACCTGACGCCCGAACAAATCGAGATGCTGGAGAACGATCCCGGCAAAATCGGTGAAATTCTGGATGCACAGGAAGCAGCAAACCAGGTGCCAGAAGAAACGACCAGTGACCAGTCCGACCAGAAAGGACACAGCGCAGCCGATTCAGCCCTTAATGATGAGAATGAAGATGAACCGGTTGTTCTGACCAAGAGTGGCAAAGGAATTATTCCTTACGAGAAGCATAAAGCGCTGCGCGTGGAAAATTCAGTACTGCGTGAGCAATTACAAACCGCGCAAAGCAAGCTCGACGGGTTGCTGAAGCACAAGGATAAAGCCGGAAGCAAAACAGACGTAGCCGAGGCGGACGATGCCATCGGCAGTCATCTGGAAACGCTCAGAGACGAGATGCCGGAACTCCACCAGGTGATCAGCGCCGTACTCGAAGGAAGCCGGAAGCAAGGCGAAAAACTGGAACAGACGCTTGAGGAGTTGAAGCGCGAAAAGGAAGAATCCGAACGCGCGAAGCAACTCAGCGTCGCGGAGCAGGTCGCCGAAGCGAAGGACAACAATCCCGATCTGGTGCACTGGGAGGGCAATGATCCAGAAGCCTGGGACGAGGCCTTAAGACAGGATGAAATTCTGAGAACCAATTCCAAATGGACCAACAAGCCGTACGCGGAAAGGTTCGATGAAGTTGTCCGGCGTGTCAGGGCCATCGTGCCCGAAGCGTCGTTACCACGAAGACAATCCGATCCGGGGACAATAAAGGCTGAAGCGAAAGCAAGGCTGGAAAGGGCTCCGGCGAGGAAACCCACAACCCTTTCGGATATTCAGGGAGGTGCGCCCGCCACGGTGAGCGATGAAATCAGCGCGATGAGCCCGCATGAGCTGACTCGGAAACTGATGAGCATGCCCGCCCACAAGGCCGCAGCTTTGAGAGCCGAACTTGATTAAGGATTTTAAATGGCTGAAACCAATGTAGGAAGCGGCAGTTCACTCGCCGTTAAATACTATAGCGCGGCACTCTTCGCCAATACGCTGAAGGGCGCGACCGCAATGGAAAATCTCGTCGGGCAGGTAGAGCCGACTGCCGCGATGGAAAAGATGGCGGGCCAGACCCAACCTGGCATGCCTATCGTGCGTATTGATAATCTGACGAAAAACGCGGGCGATACCGTATCGCTGGATCTGGTCGATACCATAAGCGGCGAGCCGCTCATGGGCGACGTGAACCGCGAAGGTCGCGGCAGCGCACTCTCGTTCTCCTCAATGGATGTCAGGGTCGATCTGTCCAGCAAAGTGGTTGACGCGGGCGGCAGCATGTCGCAGCAACGCACCAAGCATCAGTTGCGCGAGATTGCGCTGGCGCAGTTGTCCGGTTATTTCCCGCGCCTTGCCTCGCAGACTTCGCTGGTGCATCTGGCCGGTGCCCGTGGTTCCCAAACCGGCACGGACTGGACGATTCCGCTTCAAAGTGGCTCGAACTTCGCTTCCATCATGGTTAACCCGGTGAAGGCCCCGACCTACAACCGGCATTTCGTTGTGAATGGTGCGGGTTTGACCGCTGGCGGTCAGCAATTGGGTTCCATCGTATCGACCGATGCGTTGAAGCTCGTTCATCTTGATCTATTGCGGAAAAAGCTGGACGACATGGATCAACCCTTGCAGTCCGTGCAGCTTGCTGGCGACCGGGCGGCGCAGACTTCCAAGATGTGGGTGTTCCTTGCCACGCCGAATCAGTACTCGGTGCTGCTCACGGAAGGGTCGCTGCGCGCATTTCAGCAAAACGCCGTAAACCGCGCGGCCTATCTGGATGTCCGCCATCCGCTGTTTGCGGGCGAAGTGGGCATGTGGAACGGCATCCTCGTGATCAAGAATGAGCGTGCCATCCGCTTTTTGCCGGCCGAGACCACCAAGATAGTCACCGCGGCCAATGCTCCAACCGCTACCGAAACCGATCAGCAGATAAACACAGCGCTGACTGCCGGTTATGCCGTCGAGCGTGGCCTGTTGCTGGGCGCTCAAGCCCTTGGCGTCGCCTATGGCAGAACCAAGGTGAGCGGCATGCAGTATGGATGGAAAGAGCACTGGTACAACTTCGAGAGCAACCTTGAAGTCATGGGCGAAAAGGTTTGCGGCCACGCGAAGATACGGATGTCCATCGATGACGGTACAGGCTCGAAGATCCCCACGGACTTCGGCGTCATTGCCGTCGATTCCGCTGTGCCGCTGTAATTCCGGTAACGGGCAGGGCGGTGCGCAGGTATTAATCTTCAGAGAAAGCGTCCGGGTTTACGCTTTCGCGAGAAAAGATGACGCTACGCGAATAATCCGGTCTCTGCCCCTGTTTTGGCGGGAAAGGCCTTTCTGGACTTTCCGACCTCGCTTCTACAAATCCTGCCTTCAATTCACCCTCTTCAAGGAGTTTTTATGGCAATTTTTAATGCACCAGATTTGAACAGCAAAGCCCGGTACATGGGCGCGTATGGCAATGCGGCGGTTACATGGGGTTCGGTGGCGCCTGCGGCCGGAACGTCGGGCGACGTTTACCGGCCCTTGATTATCCCGGCGGGGGTGGAGGTTACCGATATCGACATCGTTAACGACGATCTCGATTCCAATGCTGCGCCGACCATTGCATGCAAGGTGGGCTATGCGCCGCTCAACCCCGCGGATGGTCCCGCGGTCGATGATTACTTTGCCTCGGCGGGCAAAACCTTCCTCAACGCCGCGGGCCGCAATTCTTTGGCATTCCAGCCTATCAAGTTCGAGAAGCCGGTATATCTGGTCGTCACGCTGACCGCATCGGCCGCGACCTTCACCCCCGGCAAAGTGACGGCAATAGTCAAAGGTGATGCCGCGGGTATCAAATAATTTACCAACGGCCTAGGGCGACGTCCGCCTGGAGGCGGGTCGCCCCTTTTATGGAGTGTTGTGTATGCCGCAAGTCAAATATATCGGCGCCACAGTCAAGACAGACAGCATCAACGGTATCGGATTAAGGTGGCATCCAGGACAGGTTCGTAACGTGACGGCCGAAGTCGCCGAGCGGCTGTTCATTTATACCGATACATGGCTAGGTATGCGGGATGAACAACCGGTTGAGGCCGAACCTATTGGATTGGCGCACATGCAAAAACCGGTTGAAGAACCACTTCCTGTATTCGATTTCCATGGCATGGGTAAAGACGCGCTGGTTACATTTGCCCAGCGCGAATACAACGAACGACTGGACAAGCGCCTGAGTGAAACCACACTGCGGCACAAGGTCATCGCGCTGTTCGGAAAACATCAGGCTGAGGCCGAATAATGGCCTTTACGTACCAATCGGTTATCGATGTGGCGCGCATGCCGCTTAACGACGAGGACAAGGCACGGTATTCGAATGCCGCGCTGCTCATTTACGCCAATCACGGCATGCTGCAAATTCTCAAGCGCAGACCGGACTTGTTCGTCGGGCGGTTTGGCAGCCTGCCGACCGGCGAGGCGGCGCCTGCCGATGCGTTTCCTCTGCCCGCCTGCTATGTCCAGACACTGGCCGATTATGTGACGGCCCGGGCGGAAATGGCCGACGATGAGCATGTGAACTCGGGACGTGCCGCAACGTTTGCGCAATTATTCGAAGCCGAGGCACAACCATGAAACTTTGGAGCGCTTTTTACGACCTGGCAGTGCCTGATACCCCAGGCTGCCCATTTGAAGCGATGGATGCCGCCTTGCGTCAGGCTGCCACTTCTTTCTGCGAACAGTCGTTGGCATGGAAATACGAGCATCCATCGATACCAGTAACGATTGGGATTGCCTCTTATGGCGTTGTCGCGCCTGCCGAGGCCATGATGCACGCCATCATCCATGCGGAATTCGATGGCAAGGAAATCAATTCCCGTATTCGGGAAGCGGATACATGGACGGCCGGTTGGAGCAGAAAGACGGGCATGCCGGAATATATTTTCGGTGCCGCCCCATCGGTAACGCTGGTCCCTGTTCCCGATGTTGCAGGAACGCTTAGCATGACCATCGCCCTCAAGCCATCCCCTACCGCTGCGGGGATTGATGATTTCATATTCAACGAATACCGCGAGGCAATCGTTCACGGCGCGCTGGCGCGGCTGATGCTGTCACCCAGGAAGCCTTATACGAATGCGCAACTGGCGCAGTACCACAGCCAGCAATTCCTGGTCAAGACGGCGGATGCCGGAATGAGAGTGGCGAGAAGCTACACCCGTGCACCATTAAGAACCCGGATTATGGGAAGGACATAAGGGCGTCGCAACGAAAAAGGTATGTAGGGTCGCCCTAAAATGACATTCGAATTTCCCGCCTTTGCGGAAATGGCGAAGCCTGGTTGCAATGGCTGGTTTAACTGAAGGGTAAGACATGGGACTCAAATTCTCCAATTTTGGCAAGGCCATTGTCAGTTCAGCCCCCATCGGGACGAGCGGCCTGAGCTTTACGGTGGAAGCGGGCAAAGGCATCCTTTTTCCATCGCTCGGCACGGGTGATTATTTCTATGGGATCTTCAAGGACGCGTCCGGAAACCGTGAAATCGTAAAGGTCGAGGCGCGCAGTACCGATGCGATGACCATCGCGCCGGGCGGGCGCGGCCTCGACGGGACCGTCCCAAGAACCTGGGCGGCTGGCGACTATTTCGTGGCCGGGTTGACTAATGCCGCCCTGCAGGAGTCTCTTTCCAATACGAACCTGGCGGCTTTCGGTGCGTTATCGAGCTCCGCCGACACCTTGCCCTACTTTACCGGACCGGGCGCTGCAGGGCTGACCGGATTATCCGCCTTCATCCGCGGATTGCTTGGCGCAGCGGATGCGCCAGCGGCGCGCGCAACGCTGGGTGCCGCGCCCTCCGCGCTCATCCCATCCGGGACGGTCATGTCATTCTTCCAGGCTGCCGCCCCTACGGGGTGGACCCAGGTAACCGCACACAACGATAAAGCGCTGAGAATTGTGAGCGGCACAGGCGGAGGCTCCGGCGGATCGGTAGCGTTTACCACCGCGTTCGCTTCACAGGCAGTTACAGGATCTAACAGTGCAACAACTCTAACAGAGGCCCAAATACCTTCTCACAGGCACGGGGTCGTCGTCGGGAATGGATCATCTGGAACCGTGTACCCTGATTACAATCCGACAGATGGAAATCTCGCAGCTGCTACTGCGTACTCAGATTATGTGGGAGGCGGCGGTTCACATACCCACTTTTTTGCCGGCACAGCCATTAACCTGGCGGTCCAGTATGTTGACATGATTCTGGCGAGCAAAGACTAATGGAAATCAAAATTGCCGAGTGCCCGCTCGGGGCGAAGTGCGAAGAAGTTAAAACAGAGGATGGAAAACAGGTGCTATATCGTTGTCCCTGGTATGTTCGGGTGCGCGGAACGGATGTCAATACCGGGAAAGAAGTGGATCAGTGGGGCTGCGCCATTGCCTGGATGCCGGCACTTACCATCAATACCGCCAGCGAGTCGCGCAGGGGCGCGGCTGCTACCGAGGCCTTCCGCAACGAAATGGTAAAACAGGGAGTACAGACGCAACAGGTTCTACTGGCAGCGGCACAGCAGACTCTGGAAGGAGGGAAAAGGACATGCGCATGACCATCATACGGGAAGACGGCATTGTGGGGGTTGACGGGATATTCAGGCGCATTGACCTTTCTGCGCTTCAAACAGATATTCGCGCCGTGCAATGGAATGGCGTCAGCGGGCATATCGAGTACGACACGGCAGCCAACACGCCCCTGGAAAGCATTGCGGACTTTCAGTCATTCATTGACGCCTGGATGGCCGCCGCTCCGCGATCTCCAGCTCCACCTCCGCCTGCGCCCAGTGAACTTAAAGCGGCCGCACTCAGCCGCATCAATGCCGCGTATCAGGCTGCCGCAAATGCGATGACGAACGAATATCCCGAGGAGGAAATCGGAAGCTGGGCAAAACAGGAAGCAGAAGCTCGGGCGTGGCTACGCGACCCCGGCACGGCGACCCCGTGGATGGATGCTGCGGCAGCAGGCCGAGGAATAACGAAGGCCCAATTGGCCGCCAAGATCATCGATAACATAAATCTGTATGCACCGGCGCATGGGGCGCTTACCGGAAAGAGGCAGAAGCTGAGGGACCAGATCGCCGCACTGGGCGATGATCCCACCCAAGCACAACTGGACGCGATCCAATGGTGACCGAATCCAGTTCACTTTTATAACCTTGCAAGTCAACGGGGCGGCATAGTGGGTACTGGTATTGCCCGTAGACAGTCGTTCTTCTGATTTTTTGTACTATTTGTTCGTCGGCTTCGGGTAAACCGATTCTGGTAAACGGACATACGGACGAGAATATCTTTAAGTGCGGAAACCGAGACATGCCGCCCACGGGCGGCTTTTTTATTTTGTAGAGGCGGTAAACAACCCCCCGCTCGAAGGCTCCATCAAACACAGGATGTGATTCGACGATAAAAATCTCGAGCGCAGGCATTGAACGGGCGATCCGGAGAAAGACGGTTGAGCTGTACAAAAACACCGGCAATACAGATACCTGCAACACAGGCAGTTGCGAGAGTTCGGGAGAGTTGAGGTTAATCGTTAACTACAACAAATGGAGATTTGAATGCCGAAATCAGTATGGGAAAAAGCAGGGGACGAAGCCAGAGCCAAAATCGGACAGGCTGCGGACTATGTGGTGGATACATCGAAAAATGTGGATGCCAGGATGGAAGGCGGGGCTGATTCGCTGCTGGACAAGCTGAAGTCATCCAGATGGACGAGCGCAATCTTGATCGCCGCTGCCGTGATTGTGATTGTGGTCTTGGCGAGCCTGTTCTGATCATGGCTGATGACGAGAGCCCCCAAAGGGTGGAAAGACGGCGAGGCCCGTCGACCTACACGCTATCGTTCGGTGGAATCATCGCGGTAGCCGGCCTCGTTGCGTCAGGGGTGGCGACGTACAACGACTTGCAAAACGATATCGCCACGCTGAAAAGGGGTGAACTGTACCAGGAGCAGACGAACCAGCGATTGGGTGACGAGGTAAAGGCCATACGAACCGAGCAGCGCGAAACGATGCGCGAGTTCAATGAAAAGTTGGACAGGATAATTGACCATTGGCCTCAAAGGAGACGGTGATGCGCTACCTTGCTATTTTCTCAGCTGCCGTTCTCGTGGCATGCACGGTAACTCCGGCCGTTATAAAGAATGAAGAATCTGAGTTACCCGCATCACCCCCCGTCGAAAGCCCTGAGCCGAAAGATCAGAAGGAACCGGTCCCCGGTAAAACCGGCGTGAAGGCCAAGCTGCCCAATCCGCCCCCCTGCGCGGATATTAATACGGGTGATTTGAAGGAAGACATCCGGGCAAAACTCGACTGTTTATCGAGGTATAAATGATCAAGCCACCTATGCCTCAGATCCCCTTCATGGTTCAGGACATGGTCTTTTCTCCATCTGTGCGGGCCGATATAGCTGTGCATGACGTCCTCAAGGACGAGGCGTACCTGCTCATCAGGGAAGATGTGCCGACTATCCGCTCCGGTATTGCGAGAGCAGGGAAATGAACTGGTTCAAGGGTTGGCCGATAACGTACCTGGGCATCTCATCACTTTCAGCCGGCTCATGGATAAATGGAGGAGCTGATGCCGGACTGGTGACGTGCGGATTGTGCCTGATCGTTTCAGGTCTGATACAGCTGGCGAAGTCGCGGGATTAAATGTATTTCTAACAATAGAGACGAACGGACCTGATAGGGCATTTGCTGCGGCAGCGCTGTGACGCCCCAACGGTCGAGGTGAAAAAATGATCAGGCAAACGACTAAGCGGTCTGCAATCGCGGCACTTGTTCTATCCGCCTCGGCATTTGTCGGGTTGGCCATGCATGAGAATTATCGCGAAATCGCTTATATGCCGACGCCGGATGATGTGCCGACCATAGGCTTCGGTACGACCGACGGCGTCAGGATGGGGGATACCATCACCCCGCCGAGAGCATTGGCCCGCGCCCTCGCGGATGCCTCAAAGTTTGAGGGAGCCATAAAACAGTGTGTAACCGTGCCACTGCATCAGCATGAGTACGACGCTTTGGTAAGTCTGGCCTACAACATAGGCGCGCAGGCGTTCTGTGGTTCTACCTTGGTGAAAAAGCTGAACGCTGGCGATTACGAGGGTGCCTGCATCGAGATCAAGCGCTGGAACCGGCAGGGCGGGAAAATATTGCAGGGCCTGGTAAAACGGCGGGAAACCGAATACAAGCAGTGCATGGGGACAGCCTGATGGGTTGTCCCCTTGCATTATCCCGTTGTATTATCCCGCGGGCATAACACTACACCCGCTTTGGTGGCAGATAAAACCGGCAATGGTGCGGCCGGGACGGGGAACGCGGTTTAACCGTTTGCCAACACCGATTTTGGACAAACATACACTGGCTTTCAGTCTCACATTTTTATTATGACAGCTTTTCGCATATCGGGTTTTTCCGGGCTTATTCCACGGCTGGCAAAGCAATTGCTCGCGCCGAATCAGGCGCAGACGGCTACCAACTGCAATTTGACGAGCGGCGATCTGCGCCCGCGAAACGGACTGAAGCTGGTATTCGCTCCCGTCGTTAGGGATGACATCGTTTCCATGTTTCGCATGGAGAAGGGCGGCAACGAAAAATGGCTGGCGTGGGATAAAGACGTGGACGTAGCGCGTTCGCCCGTTGCAGACAACGCTTCGGGGCGTTTTTACTATAGCGGAGACGGTGAGCCGCGCGTATCGGATTATGACACCGCGACCGCTGGCGCCGGCCCTTATCCTTCCGGCTGTTACGTGCTGGGGGTCGCGCCTCCTGTCAAAAAGGCAGGCGTGGCGCCTGCAGGAGGAGCAAGCGCGACCATGGTGTCGCGGGCGTATGCCTATACGTTCGTTACGCAATGGGGGGAAGAGTCCGCGCCTTCTCCTGCTTCAACCCTTACAACCGGAAAAGTCGATGCTACCTGGGCGCTTTCCGATATGGATGCCGCGCCACCGAACTTCGGAATCATAACAGCCGTGGTCAGGGATACCCCAGCTGCCGGACAGGTAACCGTTACGCTCGACAGTGTATTTGGGTTACGCGCGAGCGAAGAGCTTAGGTTCACTTCCATCGCCGGAATGACCGATCTGAACGGTAAATTCGCCTTGGTTGCCGTTGATTCATCCGCAAAGAAAGTGATCGTATCGCTGGCTACCGCACAGGCTTACATTGCGGGGGGAACGTGGAGCCGGGTTGCGCCTCACAACACCAGTGGCATGAACAAGCGCGTCTACCGCACGTTGACCACTTCAAACGGGACAGAGTACCAGTACGTAGCGACCATTACGGCAGCCGCCACCCTATACAACGATACCGTCGCGGATGCGAATCTGGGCGAGATGTTGCCATCCACGTCCTGGTCGATGCCTCCGGCTGATATGAAAGGCATCCTTGTCCTCGCGAACGGCATTGCATGCGGATTCCGCGGAAATGAGGTGTATTTCTCAGAGCCATTCAAGCCTTACGCATGGCCAACTGCTTACCGGCAGACGTACGACCAGGACATCATCGCCATCGGCGTAACGGGCACGACGCTCGTGGGCATGACAAAGGGCAACCCCTTCACCATTACCGGCGTTGAACCCGCCACGATGGGTGGGGGAATGGAGAAGCTCGGCGTGGCCTGGCCGTGCCTGGCCAAGCGCGGCGCTGCAAGTTTTGCCTTCGGCGTGGGTTATCCGGCACCTCAAGGCATGGTAATCATTGGGACAAACAGCGATGTCGTGACCAAGGATCTGTTCACGCAACGAGAATGGTCTGAACTCAACCCTGAAACGTTCATCGCCGCCTCCGCCGATAACCGCTATTACTGCGGTTACACAGCGAACGGAAGCTCGCTCATGTTCGTGATCGACAAAGCCGAACCGGCATCCTTTATCAAGGTGAACCAGAAAATCACGGGTATCTGGGCCGATCCGTGGACAGGCGAACTCTACGTTACGCTCGACAAGAAAATTTACCGGTGGGAAGGGGACGCGGGAACAAAGCTTTCGTACGAGTGGAAGAGCAAGAGATTCATAACGGCGTCGCCCATCAATTATGGGGCCGCCAAGATCGACGCTGACTTCGAAATGACGGAAGCGGAATCCGCCGGCGCACAGGCGGCTTACGCCGCGGCGATAGCCACGAATCAGGCATGGATCACAATCGCCGCAATGGACGATGGTTTGGCAGACCCCTCGCTGGGCGTCCGGGAGATAGGTGGAGATGAGATGCCGGAGATCCCGCCTCTCGCTATCGATTCGCTGCAATTCCAGCTTTGGTCGGATGGCGCGATGAAGTTTACCAAGCAGCTCAAAAATGCCCGTGCTTTCCGCTTGCCCGGCGGCTATAAGGCCGATAACGTGGAGGTTGTGCTATCCGGTAATGTAAAGGTTACAGGCGTAGTACTGGCTGAGACGATGGATGGGTTGAAGCAGGCGTGACGACCTGGCAGGCCTAACGACTCACTCATCGATCTGGCACCAAATATCTGAAAGAGACTTCTGTTTTCCGCGTTCCGGGGAGACGATGCAAATCACGAGCCGTTCGCGACCTGCGGGCGGCTTTTTTTTATGGAGGAGAACCGAATGGCGAAATACGCTCACGCCGACGTACTGGATGGCGGACTGAATGCGATCAAGAATAACGCAATTCGCATGCTGTTGCTGAAGGCCTATAGCACCGCGGACGGTTATGCAACCGTTACCGCCAACGCGATTTGCACCGTAGCAATGATTTCCGGCGACTATAGCCTCTCCGGAGCGGACGGCGCAGCGCGCGTCCTCACTGTTGCCGCCAAGAGTGCAACGGCGTCCGCCAGTTCCGGCGCGTCCCCCAACCTGCACATCGCGTTCACCGATAACGTCAGCAAAGTGCTGTGGGTAACGGATGAGACCTCGGATCAGGTGGTGACCAGCGGCAATACGGTCAATTTCCCCAGTTTGACTTATACCAGCAGCCAGCCGACCTGATCATGAATACTGAAGAGATTCGGAGAATGCAATAATGGCGGCCTTCACGCAAGCACAGGGCGCGCGCAGCGCGCCCGTACTCAGCCTTGGAACGCTGGCAAGCGCTACGTATGCAGCCTCGTCCGTTATAGATCTCGGGGCCGCTATTCCCCTGGATGTCACGCTCGAGGTCGAATGCGCTCCAAGCGCTGCCACGACCGGAAACCGACAACTCATCCTTTTTGCCAAGCTATCGCTGGACAATACCAATTTCGGCAGTGGCCCGGAAAGCGGCGCCTCGACCACCAATGAACTCGATCTTCACTGGATTGGTACCTTGCCCTGCAACGACAACACCACGCACAGGAAATTCTTCAGTCTGCAGGGTTTGCCGGTTACACGCTACCTCAAGCTGGTGGTTAAAAACGATATGGGCGTCGCGCTTGCTTTCGGGAATGTTTACAGGGCAGACATTACCGGGGCATCGGCGTAGGTGTCTGCCCTGCTCCTGCCGAACAGGTTCAAGCAGCAGCCGCAGTACGCTGCGGCGCTGAACGACGCGAACCTGCTTACGCGCCACATCGAGCAGGCCTATTTCGCGGCGGGGTGGCAACTAAACGATGCCGGAAATTCAAAACGCTCTTTCTCAAATACGGGCGCAAGCATATCCGTAGGCAGGGACGGCCCGGCATTCAAGACCAGCGGCAGTACCAGCAGCTATTTCACTGCTCCGTCCGCCGCGCTTATAAGGTTTAGTCTTGAGGCGCACTACATCCCGAATGCGGCTGCCAGCCAGTACATTTGTGGGATTCAGGAGGCGCCCAATGCCGTATCGCATGACCGCGAATTGCGAATTGACTCGGCTGGCAGGTTTTTATTCTATATTTATGCAGGTGCACCAAAACAGGCGATATCAATTTCATCCGCGGCGGTAAATATCCCGGTTCATCTGCTGGGTGTCAGTGATGGCACAAATATTTATCTATACGTCAACGGAGTTTTAGAAGCGACTACAGCCGCCGGCGACGCCTACGGTGGGTACGCCAGTCCAGAGTTCGTGATCGGAGCAGGGCAAACGGACGCGGGTGTTTCAATACCCGGCTCGGGCCTGCTGAACTATGCGGTCTACTTCAACAAGGCGCTGAACGCTTCGGAGGCAAGAAGCCGATACGACAATAAATTTTCGTTATTGCGGGCACCGGCCAGACGAATATTCAGCGCCAGCAGCAGCAATCTAATCGCGGCTGCCTGCATCCAGACAAACACTGTGGGTGTGGCTGCGATCGTTCAGGATCACATACTTGCCGGAACGGCTTCCAGCCAGGGGAACACAGGCGGTACCACAGCGGTTAGCGGAAATCATGGCCTGGCGGGGGCGGCAAGCGCGCAAGGCAACGCATCCGGGATAGGCGCTGTCGCGTATGCATTTACCCTTGCCGGGGGGGCAGCCTCCCAGAGCAATACCGCCGGTACCGGTGCGGCTGTCCAGGTTCATGTCCTGCTTATAGCAACGGCAGTGCAAGCGAATGATTCCCGTACGGCGGGGATAGCACAAGCTTATATTCTGCTGCCAAGCAGTTCGGCGCAGATCAATACCGCCAGCACCGGAACTATAACGCTCGGCAACGGCGGCCTGGCCCCCGCGCCATCGGCGCAGGGAAACATTACAGCCGCAGGAGCAATCATCCAGGCACATGTTCTCGCCGTTATGGCATCCGGGCAGGGAAACAGCACCAGCACTGGCGTTATCAGCGACGGCATTGTGGTTGAGTCGCTCCTGGCTACCGGCACGGTGGTTACGCCCCGTACCAAAAAGCCGGGCGTGCCCGCCGGAACACCCGAGTGGCTTAAAACCATGATTGAAATATTGACGGGGCGGCGCGCTAATAAGATCGCGGTCCCCGGATTTCAGCTGTTGACTTTTTCGGCAATACCCACAAAGGCGGAGTGCGAGGCGCTGTACGCCTACACCAACACTGTGCGCCATGCGCTCGAGCAACTTATTTCACGGATGGACGGTTAATGAATTCTGAATTGATTTCCCTGCTCAAGACCCATATCGGCGTTCCTTTATCTGCGGGGCTGGCCGCTGAAATTTGCGTGGCGGCCGGCCGGATTGAAACGCTCGTACCGACTTTGGAGATCTCGCGGGTGAGACCGGAAAGTTATAAAGGCTGTACGTTTTCCCTTGAACGCATCGAAGCGATTGTCAATGAAATAAGACCGCTGCATCAGGCGCATTGGAACGAAACGGAAGCGCACCGCCATGGGTTGCAGTTCAACCCGGACTACCCGGCATTCATCCGGTACGAGCGGGCAGGGCGTTATGTACTCCTGACCTTGAGAATTGACGGTAATTTATCAGGTAACTGCGCAATGTATCTGGACAAAAGCACGCATACACAAACACTCATCGCGACGGAAGACACGCTTTATCTGTCGCCGGAAGCGCGCAAAGGCAGGGTAGCAAGCCATTTCGTAGCCTACATGGAGAGCGTCATGCGTCAACTCGGCGCGCGAGAAATCCATATCACGGTTAAAACCGTCAATAAGGCCGGGCGATTCTTCCAGATGCTCGGTTACCGTCACGTCGAAAATGGATTAACCAAAATACTGGAGGTTTGACAATGTGCAGCCCAAAACCGCCGAAGCCTGATCCGCTCATCGGGCAGGCAGCAAAACAGAATGCAGACATCGCCCAGCAGCAGCTCGATGTTGCCAGGGAACAGCTCGCATGGGAGAAGGATCGCGCCCAAACGCAAGATCCCCTCATCCAGAAGATCGTCGGCCAGCAAATTGCGTCGCAAGACGCCAACGCCGCCAGAGCGGAATCGCAGTGGGAAACCTACCGCAAGCTTTTTGCGCCAGTCGAAGAGCGAATGGTACAGGACGCCAATACGTTCGATTCTCGGGAACGCCAGGACCGAATGGCGGCGGAAGCCGCGGCCGACGTTGCACGCGGCTACCGGGGAATGCTGGAATCCAACCAACGTGCAATGGAACGCATGGGTATCAATCCCAACTCCGGTAAATTCCAGTCAATAACAAAAGACCTTAACCTGGGGCTTGCCAGGGATTCGGCGGGAGCCATGAATAAAGCGCGGCGGGATATTGAATTGCAGGGCATGGCGATGAGGCAGGGCGCGGCCCAATTTGGGCGAAGCATGCCCACGACCGGCATTGCCACGGATGCAGCGGCGCTTAGCGCCGGCAACTCTGCAACCGACAACCTCGCCACCAAAGCTGGGCTTCATAACGCGGGTACGAATACGGCACAGAACTGGTTTGGCGGAGCCACGGGCGCAAACACGGCAGCAGGCAATTTGGCCCTCGGGCAATATCAGGGGCAGCTCAACGCATGGCAGCAGGCCGCCCAGAATTCCGCAACCGGTGCTGCCGGGCTGGGCAACCTGATTGGCCAGCTCGGCAGTGCGTATATCATGAAACCCATCGCGCTGCGCAAGGGCGGCATTATCAATGGCGGCGGCGCTCATGAATCGTCTCATGGCACAAACATCGGCCATGGCGAAGGCGGCTTATCACCCCTGGAGGGAAGCGCCGGTTCCGCTGGTTCTTTGGGTGGGCTGATACGAGGCCGTGGCAACGCTACCAGCGATTCCATTCCTGGCACGATAGAAGGCAGGCAGCCCATTCGGTTATCGAATGGCGAAGCAGTACTGAATGCCAAGGCCGTGAAACTTCTCGGGGAAGATTTCATCCATTGGGTCAACAATATTGCCTTTGCCACGAAAGGTCACCCTGCGCAGGACAGCCGAACAATGAGAAAAAACAATGGACCAGGTAGCGTATCGAATATTGTGGGGGCGTGA